CCTCATACAGAGTGTATTGATCTTCTTGGCCATCTTTAGAAATTCCTTCTAGCTCTAATTTTTTATCTTGTAATTGATTCTCTGTAACCGGTGGTGTTCCTAATTCTATGTCTCTATAAAATCCTGACACCTGTTGTTTACGTAATTCGTTCTCAGATATTTTAATCACATGAATAACTGCTTCCGCATCCTCCAAACTGTTTGCAGAGTATGGAACAATAAGATCATCAGCTGGTACAAATTTAGACACGGCTCTACCTAAGAGAGAGTCATAATATACTTTTTTAAAGGTAGAGCCGCTAAGAGGGAGATAAAAAAGCATCTGGTCAAACTCGGGTTCGTATTCCGTCATCTGATCCATGATCTGATAATTCATAAAATCTTTAACACGTTTGGCTTGTTCTTCTCTTGCCACATCAGCTGTGCCCATTATTTGCGTTCGTACTGGTCCATCAGCCGGGAGTAACTCTTTATAAGCCTGCGCTTGAAATTGCGTAACTGCTTCCGCAAGAACCGGGTGGTTGACACCACTAGCTCCTCTAAAAGGTTCCGTTCGTCTTTCATATTTAAATCCTAATAGTTCGAGTCCATTTCGATAGGTATCTTCCCAGTCACCACGGGACTCTTTGTATTCGTTGTACTGGTCTACCATTTTAGCACCCAAAGGTTCTAAAACCTGTTCTCCTAAAAAATCTGCTAAGTTTTCAAAATGATCTTGGCCACCTTCCTCAGTTATGGCTCTTGGGTCAAATGCAATCTCTGCACCACCCTCTTCATCCATAGTAACTTCTACATTACCCTGTTGGTTTTTCTTTTCAATAATTTCGTCTCGTTCTTGAATTAACTCTTCTTGCTTTGGAACTTCAACAACTGTTTCTGATACGTTTGGAAGTGGTTTGTCTATTGTAGCCATTGATTAGCTTTCCTCTTTGTTGAATAGTTTATATATGAATCCCTCTTGATTCTTGTATTTATTATACTGATCATATGCCGTTACCGCTGTACTTATTGCAAGTCCCGGTAAACCTGCAAACCTGCTTATACCGCTAATTGTACCAGGATTCAATCCTAATCTCAACACTGAAGACAGCTTGCCTGATTTATCAGCTAGACCAGCTGCTTTAGTTAATGGAGACATTGTAGCCAACCCTAACCAGTTTAATGGATTACTAGCAATCTCCGCTGTAGATTTACCCTCTTCTACTTGTTTATTTATAAAGTATCCATCGAGTAAAGCTGTTGGTAATGGGGCTCCGACTGCAGCTAAAGTTTTACCTACTGTTTTTAAAACGCTCTTATTTGGTTTTGGTAACTCTGCTGGTTCTCCAACTTTAACTTCCATTGGATTGTCGAGCGCGTATTGTTTGATCTCGGACTGCGGTGCAACAGTTTGAGTTTTAACATTTTCAAATGCACCTAATTCAGAGTTATATCTTAAGTTAGCATCTTTAAACATATCTCTTTTAATAGCATCGTCGGGTCTTGGTAATTTGTCCGCGGTTGTGACTTGACCTGTATCAATTAATTTTGCAACGTTTTTAGAAGTTTCTTTTAAATCTTTTAATGGTCCTTTAGTTGCAGTTATTGCATTATTTAATTTCATAGCGGCCGCTTTTGGATTCGCTCTTATAACTGCCTCACAAGTATCAATAGGTCCACCTAAAGCAGCGGTTACTACAGCAGTGCATCCGCCACGTACAGATTTAGTTTTATTAACTAAAATATTAATTGCTCTTGTTAAAGCAGGGTCTTTATAAGTTGATGCAGCAGCTTTTAAGACAGATTCTTCTGTAGGAGATTTAACTCCAACTCTTTCACCATCAAAAAAATAAGTTATACCTCCAGGTAATTTATCTACTTCTTTTGCAGCATCTTTTAGTAATTTATTTTTTTGAGTCGCTGTGGTAGCTGTTTTATAGTCTCTTTGTAATTTTTTATCTATAAAATTTAAATTTCTATTTGCATCTCTAAATACAACTTCACTATCCCACCAATTATTTTTAACACCTGAAGGGTGGTGTACTTCAAATACACTTAAAATGTTAGAATCAGTTTTATCTGAAGCAACAGTTCTTAATATATTTCCAATTCTTTGTGTGTCACCTTTATATTTTATTTCTACGTCTTTAAGATTATTTTTTAAATCATAAGTATTTGTAGCTTTTTCAAAAACTTTTTTATTACCAGTTTCTTTTGCAATAGTTGTGTTTAAATATTCTTTTAAAGTTTTACCTTTACCTTTTATAGTATCGTCTAATTTAATAGTCTCACCAGTATTGTTATCTGTAAATTTTATTTTTTTATAATAATTATTTTGACCCCAAGCTTTTTTACCTAATTCGTTTGTAGGTAAATTATCTACAAATTTTTTAGGAAGACTCCATCTTGTTTGTCCTGGCATTTGTGAGGATCTATATAAGTCTCTCCATAATGCTAATTCGGGTTTATAAAAACCAATTCTATTTTTTCCTGTTGTATAACCTGTTGGAAAAATTCCTTGAGTATTTTCTTTTTTAATTAAAGCTGCAATATTTCTTTCTTTAATTAATTCTTTTAAAGTTTTACCTGTTTTACCAACAGTCTTGTCACTTCTATATTTTTCTTTTAAATTTTGTAAAATTTTTTCTCTATTAGTTTTATAATATTTACTTTCTTCAACTCTTCTTTTAGCTTTATAATCTTCTTTAGATCTTCTTTCCCTGATTACTGCTTTTCTTTCAGGGTTCATATTTCTCAATTGATCGTGAATAGGATCAGAATCAGGCACACCATATTTAAATTTATTAAAATCAAAACTCTTATCTGGAAATCTATCTTTAATTGCTTTTATGGTTGCTTCGTCTAATTTTTTTACCAGAAGACCTCTGGCATTATAAAAATAACCTTTAGGTGCTTTAGCCACTATCGCCTCCTAGTGAACATCGTAGCGAGGCCACCGTCTTTTAAAAATCCATAGTCAGATGCATATCCTCCGCCAACACCCATACCAGCTCCAGCTGCTGTCGGTCCTGTTGCACCAGGGCTATCATCGTGACCACCATATCCTTCAGAAATAGATTTAACTCTTGCTCTTTCAACAGCTGCAGCTCTAGCTGCCTCATCTTTAATTCTTTGTGCTCTTTCAATATCTTTTTGTAATGCGTCTTTTCTGGATTTAGCAGCGGATGCTGCAAAATCTTTTAGTGCTTTTACTTTTCTTCTATTGTAATCTGATAAAGGACCTCTTGATGTGATTTTATCTATTCTGTCAAATGCAGTTCCTGTTAAATCAAAACCAGTGTTATAACCAGCCATAATATTTTCTGCTGTCAAGTAATCTCCTGTTTGTACTATTCTACCAAGATCATCCACAGTCACACCACCAAAATCTGTGTTAATGCCGGCTGTATCAGAAAATTTAGTTGCATCTAAAGTTTTAGGTGTATTCATTTCTCTAATGTTGCCTCTATTAAAATTACCGCTTTTTCCAAGTTTATCTAATAAAAATCCTAAACCAGGAATACCAGTAAGTGCACCCATGGCCATAGCACCTAAATTCATAGTTTTTTGATAAGGTTGTGATGCTTTAAATTTAGCACCCATTTCATACAAAGCATTGTTAATTGGATTTTTTAATTGTGCTTCATATTGTTTTTGTAAAGTTCCTGGTGCAAATGTTGCACGATCATTATTATCTCTGTTTATTTGTGAACCAATAATTCCTGTGACTTGTTCATTACCGCCTCCACCACCGCTCGCGGGTGTATATAAACCTCTCGCTGATAGCGCGTCGGCGATCTCTTGGTCTGAAAAGTTATAACCTTTCATTGAGTTGTAAATCTGTAATGCCTGACCTGTTAATGGATCACCGCCCATAAACAATCCGACTCGACCGCCGTCTGCTTTCTTTTCACCTTTTAAAACATATTCTTCAAAATCTTTAAAAGGACCTTTTCCCATTCCAATAGGTTTACTGATTGCAATCTCAATTAACTCATTAATTGTTTCATCACCTTTTAATTTTCTGCCTATGAAAAATTCTGCATCTTCGTAATTTATTTTACCTGTTTTTCTGTCAACAAATCTTTTTATAATCTCTGCAGCTTTTAATCCTGCAGGCATATCATCAAAGTTATCATATAGTCCATAACTACCAACACCTTTTGCATCTCTGGTTCTAACAAACGGGTTGATAACTTTAGAGTCTACTGTTTCTAAAAATTCTTTTGTGATTGGTCCTTTTCTAAATATCTCCTCTTGTTTTGCAAGATCAACTGCATCATCACCTTTACCAAATAAACTTCCTATACCTTTACCAATAGATTTTAAAAAACCACCCGATACCATTTTGGTTCTTGGTTTTTTATCCATAAATAAAACTTCTATGCCAATCGATCCGCCGTCCGCTTTGCTTTCTGATAAATATTCTCTTATACTTTCTAATTCATCGTCGTTTAAATCTTTAACTTCTTTTCCAAATAAATCTTTAGCTAATTTTTGTACTCTTTCAAAACCTCCTAAATCAAAACCTATACGTCCACCGTCCGCTTTCGACTCAAACTCTCTACGTCTTTGTTCTATGTAACTTGTAAGATCAAAATCTTCTGGGATAAGACCTATTTTTTTATCTAATTCAAAGTCGTCTATGTATTGGCCATATTCTTCTGATGTCATCAGTAGTATTCCCTCTCTATTCGCGGCAATGGTTCCTCCTTATAATCATCAGGCAAGGTCACAAAACCTCCCTGTCTAAAACGCATCAACGCCTGTGTTGTACTGTCCACCAAATCGTCGTGATCTCCATACGGAAATGATGCACACTCCTCTATAACCTCATCCGCGTATCGCTCGTCGGGCGCCCAGATTATTCCAGACTCGAACATCGGAGCGACGCTAGCAACTCTCGAGAATTTATCCTGTCCTTTGCTAGGTGTGAAATTTATAACAGGTATCCCGATTTTTCTCAACTCATAAGTTAGTGGCTGACCAGAGGCCTTTGCCTCTATGATGACGGTATCAGGTTTCCAATACTTATACTGTTCCAGTGCCTCCTTACGAAGTTCAGGAAACTCCAGTCGTTCCTTATGTGCATCTAATAATATCAGATTAGCTGGGCTGTCATCATCAGGATAGAAGACGCCCCATGTTGTTATCGCACTGTAATCAGCTGTCTCCTTTTTACTAAATGCTGTATCATAACTTTGAATAATATGTTGTAAAGGTGGTATCGAGGATCTCTCCCACATCCGCCACCACTCACGCTTGATGATCGATCCCTCCTCACTTGTCGGGTTCTGCATCCACTGTGCATTCCATTTGCCCACGGTCAGTGAAGCCTTGACACCCTCTAATTCTTTTTTCTTCCAGTATTGCGGCCAGATAGGTTTGCCTGATGGCATGATCGCTGGAAACTCTACGACCTCCCACTTATCCGCTTTTAGATTTTTCTGTGAGTTGATCAGCGCTCCGGTAAGATCTTTCAGACTCCAACGGGTCATGACAACAACGATAGCTCCACCTGGCTGCAAACGTTGTCGTGGACCTGATGTATACCACTCGTAAGCTTTCTCCAACGCTTCAGGATTCATCGCATCCTGTTCCGAGTGTGGGTCATCGATAATCAATAAATCCGCACCACGGCCCGTGATTGCCGATCCCACACCCGCCGCATAGTACTCACCTCCTTGCTCGGTTTCCCATTTACCCGCGGCCTGTGAGTCCTCTCTGAGTGTTGTGTTAAATACGCTTTGATACTCAGGGGAGTCGATTAGTGTTTTAGCCTTTCGACCAAAACGGATCGCGAGTTCTGTTGTGTGGGTCGTCTGTATGATTTTTAAATCTGGTTTTCTACCAACCATCCATGCAGGAAGTAAGAAAGATGCAAACTCTGATTTGGTATGCCTTGGTGGCATGTTGATAATTAGTCTTTTGATTTTACCTTGAGCAATCTTATCAAACTTATCTGCTATCTCTTTGTGATGTCTACCTTCAATAAACTCTGGCCACATCTCTTTGACAAAAGATAAAAAGTTGTTTGTTACTCTGTTTATTTTTTCTTTCTTTTCAAATGAACGTTTCATTTGACTTAGAAACTTTAGCTCTTCGTAGGTTAATGTCTTGGTAAAATCGGATCTAAAACAACGTAGGATATATTCGGGTAACCGTTTCATAAAAATTTTTGCAGAATTTTTTTCACTTCTGTTTAGTTAGCGTTTTAAATTTAGCACGTATTTAAGTCTAAAACAAACTGTATATGTGTATATGTTGGGACCCCTATCTGTTTTGGGGTGGGTGGGCCCATAGTTTGCAAGCACAACCTGAGATTGTTTGGGACCCCTCGGGGTGGGTGGGCCCAAAGGTCGCGAGCTATGTAGTTATTGCATAGGGTATGGGATTAATCCCATACCCTATATGTTGTGTCAAGTTTAATTTACATTAACATCTTCTTTTTTAACCTCAATCATTGGTTTATTTATTCCACCTAATTTATAAAAGACTTTGCATTTTATATCCGCATAAACATTGTCTAGCAAAATATTATGCAACAGATTATATCTGTCATCTTCTTTTAGGTTCTCGTATCTTAATATTATCTGTGTTATCATTATGCTACCTCGCTTGTTATCCAGACTTTACCAACCGCGCAACGATAGCCCTGCTGGTCTAAATCATAATAAGTTATATATCTTATGTTATTATCTTGGTCGCGTTTGATAATACACTTATCATTCCACTGCGCGCGTCTCGTTATTTGTCTAGTGTCTTTGCCGTTCTTTAGTTTCGGTCTAGCAACGCCGTTATGTGTGTTAGGTCTATAAGTAATTATAAACTTTTGACCTATTTTTATATTGTCAATCATATTATCCTTTCTGTTATGTATGGGATTTTATATTAAATCCCATACATTGTCAACCCTTAACTTTGGGCTATTGCTTTAATCTTGGAGGTGTCAACGTTCCAAGTTAAGCCAATATGTTTAACAACCAGATTTAAACTTTGTTTAAGTTCGTCTGGTGTGCCACTTTCCATTACGTTATCTATAGCCTTTTGTTTCAGGTCTTTTAGGTCTTTGAGTTTAGCGCCTTCAGGTCTTCTCTCAATTTCCCTATCAACCAAGTCTTTAGCCCACTCTCGCAACTGCTCTTCGCAGTCATCTAAAGTCAACCTATCTACATCATCTCGGTCAAATTTATATGATAAGTGTCTACTTTCTTTTTCTTTTTTTGACTGCTTCTCAAAAAAAGTTTTAGCATTGTTTTGAGCTTCCTTCATAAACTCTTCAGCTTCCTTCATTTGTGCCAAGATTTTATCAGCGCCCATTTTCTTTGCTAGTTTTTTAACAACATTATTAGTCGCTTCAGTTTTATACTGCTTGATTAATAATTGTTGCTCATCAATTAAAGGTTGAAAATATCTATTAACCTTATTTTCAAAATGCTCTAATTGATACTTTGTCATTTTAGTCATTTGTTATCCTTTCTTTTATTATGGGATTTTATAACACGATTAAAAAGATAAGTCAAATCTTTTTTATTTTTATTTAGGGGAGGGTGGGCCCCCGGCGCACAAGCATAGGTTGAAAAAAAATTAATTATTTATTTGACAAGATATGGGATATTATGTTATA